AGGTATCAAACAAACACTTATCAATTACAATAAAGATTATTCTGATTATCTTCAAGAATACCAATCAGCTGAAACTCCTTATGTTGTATCAGAATTGCGTGGTAATAAAGTATTGAGATTGTTTAGATTCATTACTATCTCTGATGGTAACGCTGCAAACGAACAATTCAAAATTTCTATTCTTAACATCAAACCAGATGCTAAAGAATTTGATATCCACATCAGAAGTTTCTATGATACTGATGCACAACCAGTAGTATTGGAAGCTTACACTCGTTGTACAATGGACCCAACTTCTGCTAATTATGTAGCAAGAAAAATTGGTACTACTGACGGTGTTTACGTTTCTAAATCATCTTACGTGTTGATTGAAATGGACGATACTTCAAATACAAGTGATGCATTCCCAGCTGGTTTTGTTGGTTTCCCAATTCGTGATTACCAAACAAACAGCAATACAAGTGTACTTGACCCAACTGTTATGTACAAAACAACTTACGGAACTTTTGAAAACAAACGTAAATTTTATTTAGGTATTTCTGAAACTGTAGGTATTGATGCTGATTTCTTTGATTACAAAGGTGTTCCTCCAACAACAACTCCAGATATGTGGACTGGTATGACCAAAGGTTTCCACATGGACGTTGATGCTACTGGTGTAACTATCGACAATGTTGTTATCCACATCAATAACAGTGGTGGAACTTACAGTCCTATATTTGAATTTGAAACTGGTAATGCTGAATTTAGAACAGACGCTGGTTTAACTGGTACTGACTACGAAAAACTTTACTCTCGTAAATTTACATTTGTACCTTACGGTGGTTTTGATGGTTGGGATATATACAATACTAGAAGAACCAACACTGACAGTTTCATTATCAATGGAACCAAAGGTCAAGCTGGTTTGATGAGTGGTGCATTTAAAAACAAAACACTCACCAATGGTGATGTGGGTATCAACTCTGACTACTATGCATATTTGGAAGCTATCTGGACATTTAGAAACCCAGAAGCTGTAAACATCAATGTGTTTGCAACTCCAGGTATTGACACGGTTGACAATACCAACTTGATTGAAGCTTCAATTGAAATGGTTGAACAAGAAAGAGCTGACTCATTGTACATTGTAACTACACCAGACTACTATAATGGTGAAATATTAACTGCACAAGAAACAGTTGATTACTTGACTGACCAATTTGACAGCAACTATACATGTACTTACTGGCCATGGATTCAAATCAATGACGCTGAAAACAACGTATTGATTTTTGTTCCACCAACCAGAGACGTAGTACGTAACATTGCGTTGACTGACAACATTGCATTCCCATGGTTTGCGGTTGCTGGTGTCCAACGTGGTGATGTTGATGCTATCCAAGCTCGTAAAAAACTTACGCTTGCAGAAAGAGACCTTCTTTATGAGAACAGAATTAACCCAATCGCTACCTTCACATCTGATGGTATCAAAATTTGGGGTAACAAAACTCTTCAAGTTAAAGAAACTGCTCTTAACAGAATCAACGTTAGAAGATTGTTGTTACAAGCTAGAAAACTTATCTCTGCTGTATCTATCAGATTGTTGTTTGAACAAAATGATGCAGTTGTTAGAAACCAATTCTTATCTCTTGTTAATCCAATCTTGGATAACATCAGAACTGAAAGAGGTTTAACTGACTTCCGTGTTGTTCTTTCAAGCAGCCCAGAAGATATCGACAGAAATCAATTGACTGGTCAAATCTTCTTGAAACCAACTAGAAGTCTTGAATTCATACAAATTGAGTTCGTTATCATGAACACTGGTGCTTCATTCAATAACATCTAATCTAATCAAAAATAAACATAAAGGCTCCAAATTGGGAGCTTTTTTGTTTTATAACAATATTTATAGAGAAAGTAATCATGGTTAAAATAAAAATAACATCGGAGCAATACAAAGCTATTTTATTACGTGAACAAGAAACCCGTTTAAAGGTTTCTAATAGCGTTTTAAATGAAAACCTAGACTTAGGTCCAGAACTATTAGAAGAAGGCTGGAAAGAGGTTGTTTTGGGTGTTGCAATGCTTATGGGTGTTGGTTTGACTGGTCCTAATAAAGCGATGGCTCAAGACGCACTTAGCAATGAAAAAACCATGGCTCAAATCAAGACAACTCTTGAAGACGAAACCAAAACACAAGAACTAGCAAAAGCTTTCCAAGAAAAAGGAATGAAAAATCCAGATACTTTGTTGGCCAAAAACGCTGAAAAAATCAAAGACAAATTCAACGAAATTGCTAAAGATAACCATATAAAATATAATGTTAATACCAAGGTTGTTGATAATTTGGTTAGTTTGGATGCTGAATTAGCCAAAGGATATGCTTTAAAAAAAGCTGATTTGGATGCTGATAAGAATAAACCAGACTCTGTTAAAACAGTTATTGTTATAAAAGATTCTTTAAAATTAGAATTGAGCAGTGATGATTTATTTATCAATAATGGTTCAACATTAAGTTCTGATGGAATTAATATTATTAAAAGTATAATTGATGAAATTTTGGAAAAGAATGGAAAAATACTTTCAATAAATATTGAAACGTCTACTGATGCCGAAACACATTCTAAACTTAAAACAGATGAAGACCAAACAGGTAATATACAATTAGCTTCTTTAAGAACAAAAAGTATATCTAACTTGCTTTCTGATTTGGATAATGATATTAGAATTACTCATCGAGAAATACCTAATAATGGTTCGGACGTTGTTAATTATCAAATATTTAAAAAATATAAAAAAGATGAAAAAACCTTAAAAGCTTTAAGGGAAAAGACTTTTGAGTTTCGTTATGTTAATTTAAAAATAATTTTTGAAATTCAAGATAAATCATCAGAAGAAAAACCTAAACCAGAAGAAGTGGTTAAAAAATATAGATTTGAGTTGACGAAAGTTGTCACATCTTCAGATAGCAAAAACAATTTAAAATTTTATCATAAAAAAATAAATTGTAAACACCAAAAAAATATTAATTTGATTAGGTGTTCTACTTTATAAATAAAGTTTTTTCAACTAAGTCATAAATTAATGAAATGATTTCTGGTATACCATATTTTTCACGCCATTCTTCGTCAGTAAGATTAAGACTCTTAACCTTATCAATATAAAGTTTATATAGTTTTTTATATTCTAATTCAACACCAAAATCTTTTAAAGAAAGATTTACCAAACTACATACCATATCACCAGTCACGTATGAAACATGTTCACAATCATCTAAAAATGTGTCTAATCTTTCATTATATTTTTTTTCTAACTCTTCTTTGGTAAAGTTTAATTTTTTCATTTTACAAAAGTACTAAAAAAAAACCACAAAAGCAAGTATATTTTGCTTTTTAACCATATTTATAGTAAAGAAAGATAATTTCTTAAAAAAATAATTCTTTAGATATTTATTATCAAATAAGAATACAATTTAAAAACACAAATACAACATGGCTGATTTATTAATGAAAATGCCTTTGCCTTACGAACCTAAGAAAAAGAATCGTTGGCTTATTACATTCCCAGCTGACCTTGGGATTCAACAATGGTGGTTGGCATCTGCATCAAGACCTTCAATTACACAAAACGAAGTAGAAATTCAATTCCTTAATACTTCTACATGGGTTATTGGCCGTTTTACATGGGAAGCAATTGATGTTACTTTCCGTGACCCAATTGGGCCATCTGCATCACAAGCAATTATGGAATGGGTTCGTCTTCACTCTGAATCTATTACAGGTCGTCAAGGCTATGCTGCTGGTTACAAACGTCCAGTAGAACTTGAAATGCTTGACCCAACTGGTGTTGTGGTTGAAAAATGGTTATTAGATGGTACTATGCTTACCAACGTAGGTTTTGGTGATTTGTCAATGGATGATGATGGTATTGCAGAAATTACAGCTACATTGCGTTTTGACCGTGCAATATTATTATTTTGATACTTATTTGGTTATCAATTATTTAAAATTTTATACAAAAAGGTTATTTATTGTTTTGCAACAATAAATAACCTTTTTTATTTTAAACTCAATCATTTACAAAAAAATTCTAACTGTTATATTTATTAGAAAGTTATAACAAGAAACTAAACGTTTTTAAAATGGATAAAAAACCCAATGTATTTCCTACCAAGGAAGAAAGAGGGGCTGCTGATGAAAGAGCAAAACAAGCTGCTTTTGAAGCTGAAAAAATGGCCGCAACTCAAGAAATTTATGTAAATTCTATGGGCTCTCAAGATACACCAGCTGGACAAGCTAATGCTGTTGAAATGATGAGAAAAAGAACTGAAGAACAATTAAACATGCACAACCAACAAGGCGTTGTTAAAGACTTATCATTAGCTGAAACACCACCACCAAGAGCTTTGACAAAATACGAACAAGAAGTTTTGGAAATAAGAAAAAAAACTGAAGAACAGATGCGTATTCGTGACGAACGATTGGCTAATAATTCAAGTCAGACGCAAAATTATCAACAAAAGTATGAAGAAGCTTCTGTTAGAAGAAATAATACACAAAATATAACTCAAAACATGCCGACAAATTCATATCAAAGTCCAGCACAACAACCAATTACACAACCACAAAATTATGGTCAAGTTAATTCAAATATCAATCCTTATATTATTGAATTGAGTCAACCTAACTATAATTCAGCATTTGATGTTATTCCGTTGCCTTCTCAAGGTAAAACTTATAATTCTAGAAAACCTAGTGTTAGAGTTTCATATATGACTACTGCTGATGAAAACATTCTTACAAGCCCTAACTTACTACAAAGTGGTGAGTTTTTGGAAATATTATTTAATAGAAAATTACTTGAAAGTGATTTAAGATATAAAGACCTTTTAATTGGTGACCGTAACGCTATTATGATTTGGCTTAGAGCTACGGCTTATGGTGAAATGTACCAAATAACAATATTGGATGAAGATAATGAACCGTTTGATACTGAAATAAATCTTAATGAATTAAAAATAAAAAATTTAGGTGCTGAGCCAGATGCTGAAGGTTTATTTGATTTTCAATTTCCATTAAGCAAAGATAATATTAAATTCAAATTTTTAACATGTGGTGAAACTGATAAACTTGAAAAAATTATTGACGCTGAAAAAGAAGCTGGTATTCCAGTTAATAATTCTTCAACATATATCATGCAAAGAATGATTGTTGAAGTTAACGGAAATAGAGATATAAATTTTATAAAAGATTATGTTAATTCAATAAGAATTCGTGATTCAAAAGAATTTAATAATTATGTATCAAAAATTGAAAGCGGTGTTGATATGAATATCAACATCAAGACTCCTAGAGGTGGGTCTGTTGCCACGTTTCTTCCACTTAACGTCAACTTTTTTTGGCCTAACATCAGATTATAAAGTACCATTGTTAGATGAAATTTGGATTTGTACCCAACATATGAAAGGTATGAATTACTCTGATGTTTTGGCTATGCCAACGTATGAAAGAAGATTCTTTTTAGGACAATTAGTTAAAGATATTAATAAAAAAGAAGAACATTTTGAAAAAATGAAAGAAGAGTCAAAAGTTAAAAATGGAAAAGGTAATAGAACAACAAAAATTAGTGGACAACAACTTAAAAACAAATTAAAAACTGGCGAATTCCCTATTGGTTAATTAAAAAAATCCCCATTCATTGGGGATTTTTATTTTATTAGATATTTATAAAAAAAGATTAAAATGAAACTAATTATTACTGAAAAACAATATAAATCTATTAAAAACCATATATTAGAAGCCAAGGTTAAATATTCTAATGAAGTTATGGAAAAATTAGGTGAAAAAGTATTACATATTTTAGATTTTGTTGGACAAAATAAAACAACACAATTTGAAATGGAATCTGGTAATAATTTTGTTTTAAAATGTACCAATGATGATAACTATGTTTTCACTTTTGAAATTGTTGAAGATACAGCTAAAATTTTAAAAAATTGGAATACACTTTCAATAAAATTAAATCCTGGAAATGGCGAAAATGATGAAACTGCTTATGAATATTCTATCAATAAAAATGTTATTTCAACCAATGACAACGGTAATACATTTAATTTAACTTTTCACGCTACAAAAAAAACTGGTCCTACAAGTGATTTAAAAATTGTAAAAATTAAAGGTGTAAAAAACTACACACAAACAGTCACACCAGAAAAACAACCAGAAAAACAACCAGAAAAAAATGATGATGAAAAAAATGATGATGAAAAAAATGATGATGAAAAAATGATAGAAAAAGGTAAAAAAGCTTATGATTATATAATTAATGACCCATATTTAAAACAAGCTTTTTATAAAAAACCTAGTTTTTTAAATTTGTTCATGGCAGAATTAAAAGGTAAAAAAGCACCTGGTACTGGAATTTTACCTACCTTACAGATATTAGATAAATACGAAACAAACAAAGCAACTATTAATGATGGATTTAAAAAAGGTAAAATAGCTTTATTTATTTCATATAATAAAGATTATCAAATTAGCTATGATTTTAAAATTACAAAAGATGAAAAAAATGCTAAAAAAGCTATTGTTGAACAATATGATTACGAAACAAAAACTTGGAAATTAAAAATAGGTAAAAATAAAGGTTATATTATAACCGCAAAAAAAACAAATATAGAAAATGTTTTTGAATGCGAAATAAACGGTTTTGTTAAAAAAGGTGATATTGATGTTGAGCAAGAACCAAATTTTGAAAAAATTAATCTTAAATTTATTAATAGTGAAGGATATCAAACACCTATAAAAAAATATAATAAAAAACCTAATAAATAATTAAAATGCCGTTATCAGAAAAAGAATTAGAAAGACAGGTTGAGTTACTGAAAGAACAAGCTAGGTTACAACAAGAAATTAATAGCGGTTTGGATGGTTATTTAGGAGGTTTAAAAAAAATCACTTCAATTAATCAAACAATTGCAGCCAATAAAAAATTAATGGCTAAATTGGGTAAAGAAACCAAAAAAGGTACCGAAGATGAAAAACAAGGAGCTAAAGATAAATTAGATTTATTAAGAAAAGAAACTCTTGAATTATTCACACATAGAAAATTATTAAAAGAACAACTTAAAGACGCAGATAAATTCAAAATGACATTTGCGGCTGCTGGTGCAAGTTTGGTTAAAGGTTTTGGAAATTTACCTAATTTAATGGAAAATTCATTTGGTAGATTAAAATCATTTGGTTTATTTGAAATGGATAAAGCTATTAAACAATCAGCTTTATCTATGGGTTTGGTTGGTGATTCTGCAACTGACCTAAATAACACAATTAGAAATACAGCTATGTCAACCAATGAATGGGGCATGGGTGTTAAAGAATTAGCAGAATTACAAGGTGATTATAGTGAAGAATTAGGTAGAAGTGTTCAACTTGGAGGAGAAGCGTTAAGCAATATGTCTGCCATGGCCAAAGCAACTGGTTTGGGAATTCAAGGAGCTGCTAAATTAGCTGCTGAAATGAATAACCAAGGTTTATCAGTTGAAGCTACTTCTAAATATATGGAACAAACAATGAATGATGCTAGTAAAATGGGTTTAAATGCATCTAAAGTTGTTAAAAATATTCAGAATAATATCAAATTACTTAACAAGTATAATTTTAAAGGTGGTGTTAACGGTTTGAAAAAAATGGCTGAAACAGTTACCAAATTAGGTGTTGATATGAATTTTGCCACTGGTATGGCTGATAAATTGTTTGATATTGAAGGTGCTGTTGATATGTCGGCTCAATTACAAGTATTGGGAGGGGATTGGGCAAAATTAGCCGACCCATTTCATTTAATGTATATGGCTCGTAATGATATAACTGGTTTAACTGAAGAAATTGGTAAAGCTGCTGAATCATCAGTACATTTTAATTCTGAAAATAAACAGTTTGAAATATCTGCATTGGAAATGCATAGACTTAGAAAAATAGCCGAACAAACAGGTTTGTCATATGAAGATTTAGCAACTGCTGGTAAAAATGCTGCAAAATTTACTAAAATTAAATCACAAGTTTCATTGGATTTTGGTTCTGGTAAAGAAGCTAAAGAAATGAAAGAATTTTTAATTAATAAAGCCGAAATAGATGAAAATGGTAAAGCTTATATTACAGTTAATGGTTCTAAAAAATTTTTAAATGAATTAGGTTCTAGTGGTACAAGTTTAATCAAAGCACAAATGGGTGAAGCCAAATCACTTAAAGAACGTGCTGAAGCTGCTCAAAGTTTTGATGAGAAGATAACAAATATTATTAATACTGTAAAAACAGCTATGTTACCAATTATTGATGGGATAGACAGTGTTTTAGGTCCGTTGGTGAAAGACTTTTTTAAAGATAAAGATGGTTTTAAAACCAAATTGACTGAATTAGGTAAAGAAATTGGTGATTTTGTTAAAGCTAGTTTACCAATTGCTAAAACTATTGGTGAACTGCTTTTAAGTTTTGGTCCAAAAGGTATTTTTTATACTTATATGGGTACAAAACTTGCTGGTTTTTTATTAGATAATATTACTTGGTTTCAAAATGGTTTGATGTTATCAAAAGGATTTTTAACTGGAAATAAAGGTGGTGGTTTTTTTGACGGATTAAAAAATATTTTTAAAAAATCATCTCCAGCAGCTGTTGCTAGTGAAACAGCTCTTGCTGAAACAACTGTTGCTAGTGAAACAACTGTTGCTAGTACAGCTACTGCTGGTATGACTGCAATTACCGCAGTTGGTGCTGGTCTTGCTGGTCTTGCTGGTGTTATTGGTGGTTATTTGGGTGGTAAAGGTTTTGATGCAATTGTTGGTGAAAAGAAAAAAACTGATAATTGGAGTGATAATTGGAAGAAAAAATTAGGTAGATTAGCTGCAACTACTGCTACTGGTGCTGGTGCTGGTGCTCTTGCTGGATTACCTTTTGCTGGTGTTGGTGCTGGACCAGGTGCAATTATTGGTGGTATTGGTGGACTTGGAAAGGGTATATATGATGAAGTTGTTGATGATGGGGTTACGTTTAACCCTAAAGATAAATTCTTGAAACTTAATGATAAGACTATGATTGCTGGTACCAAAGAAAATGGAAATCAATCTTTGGCTGATGCTATTCGGAAATCAAAAGATTACAATGGTTCAAACTCTAATGATTCAAATACAACTGTAAATCATAAATTTGGTGATATAACAATAAAGGGTTCATTTATGGTAAATACTCCAGGAAATCCTAACAACGGTGTTGATTTATTAAAAAACAACGAATTTATTAGAGAAATACAAAAAAAGATATTAATTGACATGCAAATAACTAAAAATCAAGTTCAACAACCATAATTTTTGGTTAATCTATTAATTAAAAATAAAAAAAACTTGACATTATCAAAAAAAAATAGTAAATTTGCATTACAATTTTAATGATAAATAAATTATTACTAATATAATTTAATAATAAAAGTATAGTTTAAAAGAGATAATATGTCTTTTATAATAATACCCTTTATTTTAATAAATTTTAAACTACAATAGTATTTATATAGAAAAGTAAATACTATGCCATTTCCATTTTATAATACGGCACCACCAACACCAAGTACCAAAAACAATATTACAGATATTGCTGTTACCTATGGTATTAGAGATTTTTTATTAAATAAAAATTTACCGCCTGTATATCCTTTCATTGCAACAAATATTAATGGCAGCCCTCATATTGGTGAACCTGTTTTAGATACTAGCATTAATGGTAATGCTAACGTAACACCTTTAGGTCTTCCATTGGAAATTGAAGGTATCAATAGATATAATACAGCAATTGTTTCAAATCAATTCAAAAATGACCAACCAACAGCACCTTCATTAATTGATATTGGAAATATAACCAAAACACAAGGTGTTTTTGGTTCAGTAGATTTTCCTCAAGGTACTCAGTCATACCCAACTAGCTCTAGTCAACAAGTTACTGAATATGGATTATTGGGTAAAACACAATATGCTGGTTTTAGAAAAAATTCAACTTTATATAATCTTTATTTAGATACTACAAAACAAGTTGATACTAGTGATTGGATTACACTTAAACCAGCTGGTTTTACACAACAAATAACAGGTTATTTAGACCAATATGGTAGTTTAAATTTAGGTGATAGTAATGGTATTCAAGCCGCAAACATCATAGGAAGCGTTTTAAATGGCCAAGGATTGGGGTTATCCAAAGGTGGGGTTGTTCCTAACTTTGATATAAGAAGTTCTTTGGCTGGTAGAGTTCTAGGTGCTACAGGTGCCATACATGATACCAAATTGGGTATGATTGGCGGTCAACAATTAGCGTTGGCTTTGGCCAACAATGCTGCTTTTAATATTCAACAAGATATCTTAGGGGCTTTGAATGTTCAAGACAATGTATTGGCATTGGTTAAAGGTGGTCCACTTCCTGGACTTCGTCCTAACTATCAAATTACTGTACATTCAAGTACTTTAGGTAAAATAGCTGATTACGGTGAAAGAATATTAGGGTTTACAGTTCCAAGAAGTTATTTAACACCAGCTGGTTCTATATTTTCATCAGATAATCAATCTGGAAATATTCAAAGAGCAAATGCTATGTTGGACAATACTGGAAAGGGTCAAAGAAAAGCTTTGATTGCTAATATGTTTGCAAATATCAATGGAACTGGAACATATGATAACCCAACAACAACAGCCTTTAGAAGTGGTTACGTTCCAGGACATGCCAAAGGTGATGCAAAACCAGATTTAACCCCTACTCTTTATGCGTTTTACGATGACGCAACCAAAGGAACTATTTTGAATTTTATGGGTAATTCAAAAAATGTAATTCCAGAAATAAGTTATCTACGAAGTACAATGATAACTGATTATGGATTTTTAGCTCCAAGTGATATGGATAATGTAGGCCATAGAGGTTATGAATGGTGGGGTGATAAAAAAATTAACGATGTTGGTTTTTCTTGGGGTACAAGAATAGGTAATAGAGTTAATGTTGACGTAGATGATAATTATGCTCCAATTGTTGAATCGCCAAACGGTAATAAAAAAACATCATTATTGGTAAAAACACAAAAACTTTTTGATAGTGTAGGTATGTTAAATATTGTTACTAGGAAAGGTGATATGAATAAGTTATCAAGCCAAATTGAAACAGCCAATGGTGGTGGTTTCTCAAAAGGTAGTGCCGTTTTAAGTAGTAAAAAATACAACATAAAAGACAACGGTTATCAAGAATTAAGAAAAATAGACACACCAGAAAACACATATTGTAGAAGTTGGACAACTTTGGATAGATATGATAAAGTTTCAAATTTGATAAGAAATTCTGGCTTGACAGAATTTTCTAAAATTTTACCATACAGATTTCAGTATGAAAATTCAACACTTGAATCGGCTGGTTTCGTAAAGATAGCACCATATAGTGATGATAATTATCCAGCTAATTATCAAGTAGCCCCAGACCCAAAAAACTATATGTTTTCAATTGAAAATTTAGCTTGGAATAATAATACAGAAAATTTATTACCTGTTGAAATGGGTCCAGGAGATTTAACAACTGGAACTAGAGGTAGAATAATGTGGTTCCCACCTTATAATATTCAATTTAGTGAAAGTAGTTCAGTGAATTGGGAATCTACTAATTTTATTGGTAGAGGTGAACCAGTATACACATATAACAACACAGAAAGAAGTGGTAATCTTTCATTCAGTATAATTGTTGACCATTCTAGCTATGTTAATGCTTTCGGTAATAGTGCTGTGTATGCTGATGATAATTATGTAGCGTCATTCTTTGCTGGTTGTGTAGACCCAGATAGTGCTGTTGGTAAGAAATTAACAGTTTCTCAAAAAAGTGCAATCATTCAAGCTTTAAATAATACAACACCTAAAGTAACTATTGAAGACACTAAAAAACCATCTCCATTCAATGTATATTTCCCAAATGATATTTATGATATAAATACAGTTTTATCCTTGGGTTATGAAAATGGGTTAGATAACGACTATAATAATGGTAATTCAAATGTTGGTACTACACCTGTAGCATCTCCAGGTAAAGGTTATGGTATTGGCAAACTTCAAGGTGATTTAACACCTCCATTTGACAAAAATGGTAACCCAATGGTTAATGCACCTAAGAAGCCTTATTTCGATGGTTATAATTTTGGTAAAAACGCTAAAAAAATAAAAGTAATTGATGGTCAACAAGAATATTCTGGTTTTACGGATGATGCTTACTATACTGATTTATCTAATTATCTTGAAAACACATGTAAAGCATGTGTGATTAAAATACAAGCTACGGCTAGTCCACAAGGTCGTGACCCATATAATAGTGATTTGGCAAAGAAAAGAGCTGAATCTGTTGCTGAATTTTTAAAAGGTAAAATAAACATTACTGATAAAAAAAGAATAACCCATTCTTTAACTTATAAAGCTTTGAAAAGTACTGGTTGTAATGTAACTGGTTCTCCAGACCAAGAAACTTGTAAAGAAGATAGAAGAGCTGAAGTTACATTTCTTATAGACAAAAATCTATATCCTAAAGATTTGGTTCAAGCACCAGTTGTTGAAAAGCCATCAACAGGTACTCAAACTGTAGTTCAAGAAGTTGTTAATCAATTATATGATGAATCTAGGTATTTCAGTCGTTTGACACAAGAAAGCCCATTGGTTTTTGATGCTTTCAGAGAAAAGATTAAATATTTCCACCCAGCTTTTCATTCAATGACACCAGAAGGTTTAAATTCAAGATTAACATTTTTACAACAATGTACAAGACAAGGACCAACACTTGAAAATGTTGATACAAAAAATTTAGCTTTTGGCAGAGCCCCAATCTGTATTCTTAGAATTGGTGATTTTTATCATACTAAAATTGTAATTGATAATATTAACATTGAATATGAACCTTTGGTTTGGGACCTTAATCCAGAAGGTATTGGTGTTCAGCCAATGATTGCAAATGTAAATTTATCTTTTAAATTTATTGGTGGTTCATCTTTAATGGGTCCTATTGATATTCTACAAAATGCATTATCATTTAATTATTATGCGAATACACACGTTTATGACCCAAGAGCAAACTATTTAACAAAAAAACAAAGTGTTGATACAAATAAAAATGGTAAAGAAATGGCAACTTATGAAATAAATGGTGGTACATCCATAAGTAATTATATGTCAAAAACAACTACACCAACAATTTTAGCACGAGA